TACTATGAGTACATTAATAAGAAATGAACTTATAACAAGGGGAAAATGTAAAAACAAAATTTTTAAATATGTTTAAAATAATAGAATTAGTACTTGATGAAGAACAAGATGATATTGGAGTAGATGCGATTTCTATTGTAGAAAGCCCAGCTATTGAAAGTGATTTTGTTGCTTTAAAGAACCAAGAAATAAAGTTAGCAGAAGTAGACAAAGAAAAGAAGATACTAATGGGTGCTTTATTAATACCTAATAAGCCTATTTACCGCAATGGTGGTGAGGGTGAGTATTACATATACTTTTCAAAAGATACTATTGTAAAAGCATCTCAAATGTTCTTACAGAATGGTAAACAAAGCAACTCAACATTAGAACACAACCAAGCATTAAATGGTTTAACATTAGTTGAAAGTTGGATAGTAGAAAGTAAAGAACAAGATAAATCTGCAATGTATGGTTTAGATGTACCAGTAGGAACTTGGATGGGAAGTGTAAAAGTAAACAATGAAGATGTTTGGAATGAGTATGTAAAAACAAACAAGGTAAAAGGCTTTTCAATAGAGGGGTACTTTGCTGACAAAATGGAAACACCTAAAGACAAAACACTAGGTGACTTAATGAGTGAAGATGATATTTTACTTAACAAAATAAAGGATATACTAAATGCAGAGGAACAATAAAAACAAAATCTTTATACCAAGTAGAACATCACCTACTGGCGGTGGACGTGCTTGTTTATGTTGGGATACTAAAAAGTATTCAATAGAGTGTTGTGATGGTTCTATGCAAGCACAAGGTATAGGTGTTATAACAAGAACAGACTGAAAATGCAAATTTTAATTTAATAATCGTTATATAAATAGTATGAAAGCAAACCAAATGTTAAACGAAATAAAAACACTTTTAAACATCGATGTGAAGTTGATGGAAGAAAAGTTAGAAAATGGTACTGTAGTAAGTGCAGAAGCCTTTGAAAAAGATAATGAAATATTCATTGTTACAGATGATGAAAAAATTGCAATGCCAGTTGGTGAATATCTTTTAGAAGATGGAAGATTGGTAGTTGTAGAAGCAGAAGGTCTTATTGCAGATGTTCGTGAAGTATCTGATGAGGTACCAGCTAAAGAAGAAGAAGAAGTTGAAGAAACTGAGGATTTAGAAGAAGAAAAAAAAGAAGAAGAAAAGATAGCAGATGTTGCCGACTGGGAGGGAATGGAAAAGAGAATACAAAACCTAGAAGATGCCATTGCAAGTCTTAAAAAAGAAGATGTTGAAATGGGAGTTGAAAATGGTGGTTTAAAATCTCGTACTGTAAAGGAAGAATTTACAGAAGAAGTAAAAGAAGAAGTAAAAGAAGAATTATCAGCAGTAAAACCAATTAAACATAATCCAGAAGCAAGTACACCACAGAAAAAACAAGTACAATTTGCAAAAGGACAATTTAACACAACACTAGATAGAGTATTAAGTAAATTAAACAAATAAAAAATGAATAAAAGAAACGTAAATTTAGCAACTACAACTAACATCACTACTACTTATGCTGGTGAGTTTGCTGGTGAGTATATCGCAGCAGCTTTATTATCTGCATCAACTATTGATGATGGTGGTTTAACAGTAAAGGCAAACATTGCTTTTAAAGAAGTAATTAAGAAATTAGCTACAAGTGCAATAGTACAATCTGCATCTTGTGATTTTGACCCACAATCAACTATCACACTAACAGAAAGAATTATTGAACCAAAAGAGCTACAAGTTAACCTACAACTATGTAAGTATGACTTCGTTAACGATTGGGAAGCTCAATCTATGGGTTATGGTCTTGGACAAACATTACCACCAAAGTTTTCTGATTTCTTGATTGCACACGTTGCATCAGAAGTAGCACAAAACACAGAATTCTGTATTTGGCAAGGAGATACTGCCGCTGGTTCTAACAACTCTTTTGATGGATTTGAGAAACTAATTGCAGCAGCAGCAACTGCGGGAGATATTCCAGCGGCACAACAAGTAACTGGAACAACTTTAACATCTGCAAACATCATTGACGAGATGAGCAAAGTAGTTGATGCTATTCCAGCAGCACTTTATGGAAAAGAAGATTTATTTGTATATGTACCAACACAAGCAGCGAAGCTCTACGTGACCGCATTGGGAGGTTTCGGAGCAAATGGTCTTGGAGCAAATGGTGTAGCTAATATGGGTACACAATGGTGGAACAACGGAAGTCTTTCTATCAATGGAGTTAAAATATTTGTATGTCCGGGAATGTCTAACAATAAAATGTATGCAGCACAACGTTCTAACTTATACTTTGGAACTGGGTTACTAAATTCAGCACAAGAAGTAAAAGTATTGGATATGGCAGATTTGGATGGAAGTAACAATGTAAGAATGATACTCAGATTTACAAGTGCAGTTCAATTCGGTATTGCATCTGATTTAGTAGAGTACGCAGCATAATTAATTAATTAATCAATAGAAAGGGGTGGGTAGGTAATCTGCTCACCCTTTTTTTTTAAAACATAAAAACAATGGCTTGTACATTAACAACGGGTAGAAAACTACCTTGCAAAAGTGCTTTTGGTGGCATTAAAAAAGTATTCTTTGCTGATTATGGTGACCTTACTGCAATCACAGTAGATGCACCAACTGGTGAAGCAACATTTACGGGAACACCAACTTGGTATGAATATGATGTAAAAGGAAATTCTAGTTTAGAGACAAGTGTGACTTCGTCTAGAGAAAATGGAACGACATTTTATACTCAAACTTTAAACCTTACACTTACTTATTTAGATGCTTTAACGCAACAAGAACTACAAACACTTGCAGTAGCAAGACCATACGTAGTTGTAGAAGATTACTATGGGAATAGTTTCTTATGTGGCTTTGAAAATGGTATGGAGTGTACTGGTGGAACGGTAGTAACTGGAGCAGCAGCGGGTGATTTAAGTGGGTTTACACTTACCTTTGAGGGTATGGAAGAAACTGCACCATATTTCCTTGCAAGTGCAGTAACTGGTGATGCAGCACAAGTTGACCCAACTGCATAATTAATATTTATTTTAAATTAAGAGCATCCTTTATAGGGTGCTTTTTTTTTGTTTTTACAAATTACTATTTTTTATACGTTATATAAGTAATGATATTATTTAACACAACTGCCACAAATCAATTTACTATAATACCTAGAGATTATGTATCAAGTGCATATATGACTATTAGAGATGATAGCACAAATGTAACTGTTGATTATACATTAGTACCTAGAGTTGCTGGTGTTGGTAATATTGAAATTGTAAATGATACCTACAATGTATATAATGATACCTATTCAAATTTAGTTGAGGGGCATTTTTATGATTTAACAATATATTCAGATGTAGCAAAAACAAATGTAATATATAAGGATAGGATTTTCTGTACTGCACAAAAAGCAGAAATTGATGCAGATAACAATTATTTCTATAAAGTAAATAAAGACCAATATACAGAATACGATGGTTTCAATAATGACTATATTGTAATATGAGAAAAAGAAACGAAAAAGGACAATTTAGCAAAACAAAAGTATCAGAGTTTGGCTTTGTAAATTTAAGTACATACACATCACCAGAGGTAAAAGAAGTTAATGGTGCTGATTGGATTGAATACGGGGCTGATAATAATTATTTTCAATTCCTTATCGATAGGTATAATGGTTCACCTACAAACAATGCAGCAATAAATGGTATCTCACAAGCTATTTATGGTAAAGGTTTAAATGCAACAGATAGCAACAGAAAACCTAATGAGTATGCACAGATGGTTTCTTTGTTTAGAAAAGATGTAGTGCGTAGGGTATGTTATGATTTAAAGTTAATGGGGCAATGTGCTATCCAGGTTATCTATAATAAAGATAGAAGCAAAATTGTTCAATTAGAGCATATGCCAATTGAAACATTAAGAGCAGAAAAATGTGATGCAGATGGTAATGTACCAGCATATTACTATTGTAATGATTGGGTAAACATTAAAAAGAGTGATAAACCTTTAAGAATACCAGCTTTTGGTATGTCTAAAGAAAGCATAGAGATATACTACATTAAACCTTATAAGAGTGGATTTTATTACTATTCTCCCGTAGATTATCAAGGTGGTTTGCAGTATGCAGAGTTGGAAGAAGAAGTATCTAACTACCACCTCAACAACATAATGAATGGTTTAAGCCCATCAATGTTAATTAACTTTAACAACGGTACGCCTAACCAGCAAGAAAGACAATTAATAGAAACAAAAATAGCACAGAAGTTTTCGGGTACATCTAATGCTGGTAAATTTATTTTAGCTTTTAACGATAATAAAGAAAGCCAAGCAGAAATAACACCAGTACAATTAAGTGATGCACACAATCAGTACCAATTTTTAAGTGAAGAAAGCACAAAAAAAATAATGGTTGCACATAGAATTGTATCACCAATGTTATTGGGTATAAAAGATAGTAGTGGTTTAGGAAATAACGCAGAAGAAATAAAGACTGCATCTTTGTTAATGGATAACACCGTTATAAGACCATTTCAGGAGCTTTTAATAGATTGTTTTGATAATATACTTGCATACAATGATATTAGCTTAAACCTATACTTTACAACGTTACAACCATTAGAATTTACTGATGTAGATAAAGATTTACAAAGTAAAGAAGATATTGAAGAAGAAACGGGTTATGAGTTTAGCAAAGAAAAAACTGAACTTGATAATGTATTAGAAGAATTAGGTGAAGAAGAAGATTTAAGCCAATGGACTTTAATTGATGAAAGAAAAGTTGATTATGATGATGAAGAAGCATTAGATTATCAAATTGATGAACTAAACAAAAAGAACAAAAGCACACTATCTAAAATATGGGAATTTGTATCAACTGGTACATCAA